GGTGTATCTCAAGCGAGAGCAACGGCTATCGCAATGGTCTTTGGCTTTTAAGGAACTATCATGGCAAATCCAAATCTTTTCGCCGCGACCACAGCGTCAGGCACAACTACATACCTCACACCCGGTGGCACATCCGCAGTGGTTTTGGTTCCTAACGCCGCTTCTAGCGGTCAGGTCTTCAAGATCAACCAGATTGTGGCAGCTAATGTGAATGGCACTTCGGCTGTAGACACCACCGTGGCTATCTACACTAACGGCGCTCAAGCTCAAGGTTCTGCTCCTTCAAGCGGCACGGCCTACCCGATTGCCTCTACGGTGTCTGTTCCTCCTGATGCTTCTTTAATTGTTGTTGATAAAACGTCATCCATCTATTTGATGGAAGGCTCTTCAATTATTGTTACATCTGGTACAGCCAGCGGCATCACTTACACGATCAGCTATGAGGTAATCTCATAGTTTTGTATGGCTGACGTAGCGCATCTTTACAAGATTACCAACGCCGTGAATAACATGGTGTACATAGGCGTGACCAAAAATCCCAAAACACGGATGAATGCTCATGCTTGTGCGGTAACGCCTACAAAATCCATTCTTAAAAATGCCATGAAAAAATATGGGCGTGACAAGTTTGCGCTTCATGTTTTGCTGACATCCACGCAAGAGTATTGCTACGAGATGGAACGCAAGGCCATTGAAGCCTACAACACGCTCAAACCAAATGGGTACAACATCTGTACTGGTGGTCGTGGTGCAATTGGCATTTATGGTGAGAAAAATGGTATGTTTGGTCGCAAGCATTCTCCAGAAACTTTGGAGAAAATGCGTCAAATTAGGTTGGGCAAAAAGTTGTCAGAAGAAACCAAGTTAAAAATGAGTGAAGCTCATTTGGGCCAGAAAAGAACCCCAGAAAGTAAAGAACGAATTGCTGAATCAAAACGGCAATTATGGAAGTCTGATGAATATCGAGCCAAAATGAAAGCAGCAGGTTTTGGTTCTGGAAAAAGGGTAGATCATGTCTCTTAGTAAAGTTGGCGGGATTCTCTCAGCCGGTTTAAACGGCATTAACTTCCCTGTCACAGCGGTGGAGTACCTTGTCGTGGCTGGCGGTGCGGGAGGCGGCGCAAGTTTTGCCGGTGGTGGCGGTGCTGGTGGTTTATTAACTGCAACAGGGCTTGCTGTCGTTATTGGAACTGCGTACACAATAACTGTGGGCGCTGGCGGTGCTGGTGGAACAGGAACTAGCGCAGGGACTAATGGTAGCAATTCTGTATTTTCTTCAATCACTGCTACAGGCGGCGGTGGGGGCGGCAACTACTTTGGACAAAATGGTGGATCAGGCGGCGGCGGTGGCGGCGGCGGTTCAAATGGCGGTGGTGGCACAGGGGTATCTGGTCAAGGCAATGCTGGCGGGTCTGTAACTTCTAGCGGCGGCGGTGGTGGCGGTGGTGGCGCTGGTTCAGTAGGGATAAGCACTTCCGTTAATAGTGTTTCTGGTGCTGGTGGCACTGGTATTGTTTCCTCAATTTCTGGCACACAAATTCAATACGCTGGCGGCGGTGGCGGTAGCGGAACTCTTGCAGGTTTAGGTAGTTCTGGCGCAGGAAATGGTGGGACATACAGTAATCCTTCACCAGCAGCAGGCTCAACTGGAATATTAAATACTGGTTCAGGCGGTGGCGGAGGCGGTGGGCTTTCTGTTTCACCTTACACTCCAACTAACGGAGGTGCTGGTGGCTCTGGCATCGTCATCATCCGTTACCCATCTTACTTAGCCCCTGCTACATCAACAACAGGTTCTCCTGAAATGGTTGTATCTGGTGGCTGGCGCGTGTACACATTTGTTGCGTCTGGAACAATTACATTCTGAGGATATATGGCACAAGGTCTTTTTACACTCAGACAAGTTAACCAAGCCATTCGTCAAGGCGCATGGTCAGCATTTAATCCACCTCAGTGGGTAGAGTATCTTGTTGTTGCTGGAGGTGGCTCAGGCGGTTGGGATCAAGGTGGCGGTGGCGGCGCTGGTGGTTTATTGACGGGTATGGTTCCTGTTGTTGCTGGCACTTCTTACACTGTAACTATTGGTGCTGGTGGTGCTGGCGTAACAAGTGGTCGAGGTAATAACGGAGATTCTTCTGTTTTTGGAAGCATTTCTACAACTGGCGGTGGCGGTGCTGGTCAATATAGCAGTCCTCCCGGAACTGCTAATTTGGGCAAAGATGGTGGTTCTGGCGGAGGTGGTGGTGGCAGTGAAGGCGCATTACAGCCCGGTGGTCAAGGTACATCTGGTCAAGGTAATGCTGGCGGTAGAGGCAATAACAATACAGGCGCTGGCGGTGGCGGTGCTGGCGGTGGAGGTGCAGGAACTGTTGGCCTAGACGCTACTGGTTCAGGCGGTGTGGGTGGTAATGGCGGTGCGGGGATTGCCTCTGCTATATCAGGAACTGTTACGACTTATGCTGGCGGTGGCGGCGGCAATAAAAGTGGTAGCACTGCTGGTACTGGCGGTGTTGGTGGTGGCGGTGCGGCATCTAACTCTACAACTGTAGCTGGCACATCTGGAACAGCTAACACGGGAGGCGGTGGCGGTGGAGTTTGGAACAATGGTGGAGCATACCCATCAGGTGCTGGCGGTTCGGGCATCGTAGTAGTCAGATACCCCGGCTCTGTGCAGTTTTACACTGGTGGAATAGTTTCTGCTAATAGTGGTTATGTCATACATACATTTACTTCTTCAGGCACGTTGGCTCCAACTACGCCAATTCTTGCAACAACAAATGTTTTTGTGTTTACTAGTTCCACAGTTTGGATTGCTCCTGTTGGCGCAACTCAAGTTCAATACTTAGTTGTTGCGGGTGGTGGAAGTGGTGGTTCGTTTGGTGGCGGTGGTGCAGGGGGTTTCCGTACTGCAACAGGATTATCTGTAACAGCAGGGACTACTTATACCGTAACCGTGGGCGCTGGTGGGGCTAGTAACGGAACTACATACAATGTTCTTGGAAATAATGGCTCTGATTCCGTTTTTAGCACAATAACATCAACTGGTGGTGGTGGTGGGGGTCAGGCTAGTAGTTCAAATCCCGGAAATAGTGGCGGCTCAGGCGGTGGCGGCGGTTATGGGGTTTTTAGTACCGGCGCAGATAGTCAAGGCGGTAGCGGAAATACTCCATCTACTTCACCATCTCAAGGAAACAATGGTGGTTTTGGACAAAACGACGGTGTTTCAGTTTATGTTGGTGGTGGCGGAGGTGGCGCTGGGGCTGTAGGTGCAAACGCATCAAAGGCTACAAATACTGCTGGTAATGGCGGAAACGGAACTGCATCATCCATCTCTGGCGCTTCTGTAACCTATGCTGGTGGTGGTGGCGGTGCTGGTTATCAACTAGCTAGTACAGAAGGAACTGGTGGCACAGGCGGCGGTGGTAATGGTGGTACATGGGCTGGTAGCACATCATCTTCAGTTCAAGGTGGAAGCGATGGAACTACTAATAGCGGTGGAGGTGGCGGCGGTCGTTATGCTGGCGGCTCTGGCATTGTGATTATTAAATGGAGTTGAAATGAGTCAAACTTTATTAGGTGGATTCCTTTCCGCAACCTTTAACCCACTGTCTGGTACAGCTACCGAAGTTGAATATCTTGTGGTTGCTGGTGGGGGTGGTGGCGGTTCTCTTGCTAATGCTACGCAAGGTGGTGGCGGGGGCGCTGGTGGTCTTTTAACTGCGTCAGGTTTTGCTGTGGCGGCTGGTTCTGCATTGACTGTTACTGTGGGTGCTGGTGGTGCTGGTGCTGCAAACGGCAGTAACTCTGTGTTTTCTAGTATTACAACTATTGGTGGCGGTTGTGGTAGTGATAGGGATACTGCTGGCGTTGCGGGCGGTTCTGGTGGCGGTGCGGGAGATAGCACTTCCGGAACTGTAGCTGGAGGAGCGGGTACAGCAGGCCAAGGCTTTGCTGGCGGAAGCGCAACATGGCCCGGTAGTGGAAACACGGGCGGTGGAGGTGGCGGAGGCTCTGGTTCTGTTGGTGGAAATGCGACTGTAGGTGCTGTAGCTGGAACTGCTGGGGCAGGTACTTGCTCAACCATTACGGGGCAACGAGTTTTTTATGCGGGTGGCGGTGGTGCTTCAGGCTATCCAGTTGGTGGTTTAGGAAGCTCTGGCGGTGGTACTGGTGCTGTGTACAACCTCACTGCTGGAACTGCCGCAACCGCTAACACAGGTAGTGGAGGCGGCGGCGGATCATCACCTTATTTAGCTACTGCGGGTGGCTCTGGAATCGTCATTATTCGTTATCCGCAATCTTTATTACCACCCACTTCCACAACAGGAAGCCCTCAGATAAACTACTCTGATGGGTATCAGATTTATACTTTCACGTCCTCTGGGACAATCACTTTTTAAGGAGCTTAAACATGGCACATTTCGCTAAAGTAGAAAACGGTGTAGTGACGCAAGTCATCGTCATCGAGCAGGACGTTTTAAACCTTGGTCACTGGGGCGACCCAGCATCTTGGGTTCAAACAAGTTACAACACTTCTGGTGGAGTTCACACGCAAGGTGGTACGCCACTGCGTAAGAATTTTGCTGGTATTGGTTACACATACGATGCAGGCCGTGATGCCTTTATTCCTCCCAAGCCCTTTGCGTCTTGGCTGCTGAATGAAAGCACTTGTCAGTGGGGCGCACCTACACCTATGCCTGTAGAAGAAGGCAAGATGTTTAAATGGGACGAACCCACGTTAGCATGGGTTGAAGTAGTTATCGCCTAATAGGAATAATCATGGCTCAATACAGTGGAATGTGGACGTTAAGTCAGGTCAGTCAAGCCGTAAAAGACTTGAACTGGACGGGTTTGCCCCCCGCTGTTGTTGAGTATTTGGTTGTTGCTGGTGGAGGTGGTGGACAAACAGGTGGTGGAGGCGGCGCAGGTGGCTTGCTTGCAGGTTATGCAGGGATTACATCAGGCTCCTCCTACACCGTAACTGTCGGCTCTGGTGGGTCAAATGGCGGTGGCGGTGCATCTGTTCAGGGCGTAACTGGTAATAATTCAGTATTTGGAAACATTACCGCTACAGGCGGTGGTGGTGGTGCGGCTTACTCCACAAACACATCGGGATTATCTGGTGGGTCAGGAGGCGGGGGTTATTCTGGTTCTGGTGGTTCTGGAACTTCTGGACAAGGAAATGCTGGCGCAAGTTCTGGCGCTGTAACCACAGCAACTGCTGGTGGAGGAGGCGCGGGGACAACTGGTTTTATACCAAGAACCGCGCCATCTGGAGGTAATGGCGGTGCAGGCATTGCATCGGGTATTAGCGGCATAGTTAACACATATGCTGGAGGTGGTGGTGGGGGCGCAAATGGGAGTGGCGTAGCAAGAAGTTCCGGCGGCGTTGGTGGGGGCGGTAATGGATGTATTGGTGGTGATGCATTAAATACTACAGGCGCTGTTAACACGGGTGGCGGCGGAGGTGGTGGTTTCAATGTTAACTCTGATGGCAAATCAGGCGGTTCAGGCATTGTCATTATTCGTTACCCCGGCAATGTGCCGTTCTTCACTGGCGGAACTGTGGGTTTTTCTTATGGCTACATTACTCACACATTTACTTCATCAGGCACACTAGCGCCTACTGCTCCTGTAAATTCTTTATTGGTAATGGTTGTTGCTGGTGGCGGCTCGGCAGGAAGCGACACAACTGGTGGTGGTGGAGCGGGTGGTTTTAGAAGTGCGGTGCTTTCTTACAGTACTGGTAGTGCAATTACGGTAACTGTTGGTGCAGGCGGAAGCACACACGCTAATGGTTCAGATTCTACGTTCTCCTCTATTACATCTACTGGTGGAGGCGCATCTACTAATGGTACGGGTGCAACAGGAAATAATGGTGGCTCTGGTAGCGGGGCTTCTTACGCTAATGCAAACTCTTTTGGTCTAGGTAATACTCCAGCCACTACACCATCTCAAGGTAATAACGGTGGAACAAGTCGTGGAGGCGCTCCTTATACCTGTGGAGGTGGTGGCGGCGCAACTAGTGTGGGTGGAAGTGGTGCAGGTGGTACTGTTGGAGGAGCGGGCGGCGCGGGTGCATTAAATCCTATTGTTGGTTCAACGGCTGGACAATCTAGTAATGGTCAATATTATGTTTCTGGCGGCGGCGGCGGGTGTGGATATGCTGGAAGCTCTATAAATGGTGGAGTTGGTGGTATTGGTGGTGGTGGTACTGGTGGTGGCTTCCAAAACAGTGGAAATGGAGTTTCTGGTACAGCTAACACAGGCGGTGGCGGTGGCGGTTGGGGCGCAGGAAGTGGTTCTGCGGGGCTTGGCGGCTCAGGCGTTATTGTTATTAGTTCCCCTGTTGTGGCAGCATCAACTACGGGATCACCAACCGTAACAACTTCTGGAGGTAGGACTATTTACACGTTCAACTCCTCCGGATCAATTACGTTTTAATCATGTGGGACTGGGTCGAAGCATTTATTGCGGCGGCCTGTATGGTGGCCTTTGTCATCTTTGGCACGTACATAATTGCATGGAGTATGGTGTGATAAATGCGTTGGCTCATACTGTTACTGCTGTTGGGGCTAGTTGGAGCCGTAGCCAAGAATGGCTGTCATGTGCGCGAGTTTTGGTCAATTGCTTGGACAATCCACAACCCGTCCGAACGCCATCAGCAGATGTCAATGTGGCTAACAAACAATGCACAGCACTGTCGATCACAAGATTATGTGGTGATGTGGAACAACTTGTCAGAGTGGGCTGGCGCAGCAGATTCGGCAGAACTCAGAACTAAAGTCATTCATGGATACAAAGATGCACTTGAGCGAGAGAAGAAATGAAGATCAGCTACGACAAGTGGTATCCGATTGTCCAGCCTCAAACCAGTGTGCAGACAGAAGCGTTTGCCAAGCGGGTGGAAAGGCTTGACGCTGAACGTGCGGTACAGGTACAGATTGACCAGCAGGTGAAGAAGTTTCACCAGTACGAGTATGAGATTTATGAATACAGGATGCGGCAGATCACGGTAAACATTGACATCACAAACCTTAAACGCGAGATTGACAAACTTGTATGACCAGAAAACCGATACCCAGACCGGTCAAGAAGACATCACCGGACACAAGGGACAAGCTGACGCTGTACGTCACGCTCATGGTAAGCACAACCCTATGTATCTCCGTATTGGCAATGGTAATCAGCTTTATGTTGGGTCTGTGGGCAAAGGAAGTGGACAACGCCGAGATTTTCAAAATGATTTCACCCGCTTTTTCTACTCTTATCGGCGGCATGATTGGGTTCCTGTCTGGTATCAAACTCATGCAAAATGACGACAAATCAAAAACTTGTAAGGACTAATTATGTTTGAAGTATTTGGTGGAATATTGGGCGGGGCGCTAGGCGGTATTTTCCGCTTGGCCCCAGAGGTGCTAAAGTTCTTTGACAAGAAGAACGAGCGCCAGCATGAACTGTTAATGTTTACACGCCAGTGTGAACTAGAGACATTGCGCGGTCAGCAGAAGTTAGCTGAGATTGGGGCGCAACGAGAGGCGGCAGTTGACGTAGGTGTAATGGACGCCTTTAACTCTGCAATAGAACAACAAGCCACAATGGTAAAAGCCGCTGGTGGTTGGGCCGCTAGTTTGTCTGCATCTGTTCGCCCTGTCGTTACATACTGGATTCTTTTAGTCTGGTCTTTTGTGCATCTGTGGTTTGGCTGGAACTCATGGCTTGCAGGCGCTTCTCCTATGGAAGTCTTCAAGATGATGATGTCACCTGACTTCTCGGCGCTCTTGGCTGGAACAATTAACTATTGGTTCCTCGATAGAACTCTGAAGCAGCGCGGGCTATGAACTTAGAACTAGCCGCAGAGATGTGCAAGCGGTTTGAGGGCTTTCGCTCCAAGCCGTATCTTTGCCCTGCCAATGTAGCCACGATTGGCTACGGGTCTACCTACTACGCAAACAAGCGCAAGGTAACTTTAGAAGACCCGCCCATGAGTCAGGAAGAGGCTCACGCCCTTTTGATGATTGAGTTAGAACATACGTACTTGCCCGGTGTGCTGCGTAACTGCCCCGGCTTAATTACTGACGTTCGTAAGTGCAACGCCATCGTGGACTTTGCCTATAATTTAGGCACTGGACGCTTGCAAACATCTACGTTAAAGAGGAAAATCAATGCCAATGATTGGGAAGGGGCAAAAGAACAACTAATGCTCTGGACTAAGGGTGGCGGTAAGGTACTGCCGGGGCTATTAAAACGACGCACGGCTGAGTGCGCCCTACTGGATTGACCGATGCCATTACAAAAAATTCTTCTGAAGCCGGGCGTCAACCGGGAGAATACTCGTTATACAAACGAGGGTGGGTGGTATCAGTCCGACAAAGTACGGTTCCGTCAAGGCACGCCAGAGAAGATCGGTGGCTGGGCTCGGATCTCTGTTTCTAGCTTCTTGGGTGTCTGCCGTTCTCTGTGGAACTGGATTACGCTTGCTAACCTTAATTTGTTAGGCGTAGGCACAAACCTGAAGTTTTACCTTGAAAATGGTGGGAACTATTACGACATCACCCCTATTCGGGCTGCTGCGGTACTTAGCAATCCTTTTGCCACTGTAAATTTAAGCACAACGGTGACTGTGACCGACGTTGCACATGGCGCGGTGACCGGGGATTTTGTAACGTTTAGCAATGTGGCTCCTGTAGGTGGCCTTGATTTAAACGCTGAATTTCAAGTGACCGTTATTGATCCTGATGTATATACGATCACTACTACAGCCGCTACGTCCACAGCTACTGGTGGTGGCACAACAGTGCAAGCTGTTTATCAAATTAATACAGGCCTGCCATTTGAGACACCGCTAACAGGCTGGGGCGCGGGCGCGTGGAACGCGGGCAGTTGGGGTTTTGGTGGTACATCTACCGCTGCTCTTCGCTTATGGAGCCAGAGCAATTTTGGTGAAGATTTGATCCTTGGTTTCCGCGGTGGTCCTTTGTACTATTGGGATGCTTCGTTTGGCTTGGCCCCCGCATCTTTCACCGTGACAATTGCTTCCCCTGCCGTTGTGACATCCACCGTAAGCCTTTTAGATAAAACCTCTGTTATTTTGACTAACACTGGCTACCCTTCTGCCTTGCCTACAGGCTTAAGTGTGGGAACTACGTACTATGTCAAAGGCACCGGCGGTACAACATTTAATCTGTCTTTGACACCCGGCGGAGCAGCAATTAATACATCTGGAACGCAATCAGGTACGCACTATATACTTCCAAATGCTATCCCTGTCGCATCTTTGGACGGGGCTTCGGCTGTACCGGTGATACAGAACTTCTTATTTGTATCTGACGTTAGCCGATTTGTGTTTTGCTTTGGTACAAATGATCCGCTTTCTGCAACTCCAAACGCAATAGACCCTATGTTAATTCGCTGGTCGGATCAGGAGTCGGTAGTGGATTGGTCTCCAACTGCTACTAATCAAGCAGGAAGTATTCGCCTGTCCCACGGCACAGAGATCATTACGGCTATTCAGACTCGTCAGGAGATTGTGGTTTGGACAGATTCCACCGTGTATTCACTGCAGTACCTCGGCCCTCCTTTTGTGTGGGGTGTTCAGTTGTTGGGTGACAACATCTCGATCCTTGGTCAAAACGCCGTGGCCCAAGCGTCTGGTGTGGTGTACTGGATGGGAACGGACAAGTTCTATTCCTACGATGGCCGTATTAATACATTGAATTGTGACTTGCGTAAATACGTTTACCAAGACATCAACCTTGGTCAAAACCAGCAAGTGTTTGGCAGCACCAACGAAGGCTTTAATGAGATCTGGTGGTTCTATTGTTCTGCCAATAGCACTACTGTGGATAAGTATGTGGTCTATAACTACCTTGAGAACACTTGGTACTATGGCACTATGGCACGAACAGCATGGTTGGATTCTGGTCTAAGGGATTACCCTATTGCTGCAAGCCCCTTAACCGCTACGACAGGCAATATTGTCAATCATGAGTTTGGCAACGACGACAATGTTACGGGCACGCCGGCTGCAATTGATGCGTATATTTCATCGGCGGAGTTTGATATTGGCGATGGCAATAACTTTGCCTTTGTTTGGCGCATGTTGCCTGATTTAAGCTTCTCGGGCTCCGACGCAAGTCCCACACCGCAGCTTACGATGACGCTTTACCCAATGCAAAACTCGGGGTCTGGCACAGGAACTGCTGTTGCGGCAAACGTCGATAAATTGACAGGCGCGCAGTATGTGATTACTGAGGGCTTTACGGGGCAGGTATATACGCGGGTGCGCGGTCGTCAGATGATTTTAAAAGTGGGCTCTAACCAGCTTGGCACATCATGGCAGCTTGGTGCAACGCGTATTGATATCCGGCAGGATGGCAGACGATGAGCTACATCATTACGTCTGAAACAGAGCTTAGCCGGATTACAGCGCCTAGTTTGCCGTTGGCAACCAAGGAATACAGCCAGCAGTACATTGACCAGCTTAACAACGTCTTGCGCTTGTATTTCAACCGCTTGGACAATTTGTTGGCGCAGTTGGTTGTATCTGGAATTATTCCTGCAACTACAAATTACACGGTTGCGACACTTCCAAGTGCGGTTACTTCAGGTGTTGGCGCTAGGTCCTTTGTTACGGATGCTTCAGCCCCGACATTTGGTGCGACTGTCGTTGGAGCAGGCGCGGTTAAAGTGCCTGTTTACTCTGACGGAGTTGACTGGAAAGTTGGCTAAAAAGCACTAAAAATGATAACATCAAACAAACATTTTCCCCCAAGGAATTAACATGGCCACAGCACCTCAAGCCGCCCAACAAATGCCACAACAAGGCGCAAACCCTTTTGCTGATCCTAATACGATGGCGGTGTATGAGCAGATGCGTCAAACCGTGTCTCCAAAGGAGTTTGGCGATCAAATGTTGGCAGGTGCGGAGCAGGCGGCTCCTGAGGAAGTAGCTGCGTTTAGGTCTGCGTTAGAACAAATTGAGTTGCCCCCAGAGGCGCTTGACTTGCTCAACAACATGGTTGATGAGATTTTGGCCAACCCAGAGCAGTACGCCAAGATTCGTGCCAAGTACAAAGAGATGGGCGCGCCTGACGAAATCTTGCCTGAGCAGTTTGATGCGCAATTTTTTGCTGCGTTAAACATGGCCGTAGACCAAATGATTGGGGAGCCTAGTGGTGTGCAGTCTTTTGCCAAAGGCGGCATTGCTGAGCTATCTCCTGTTTCAAAAGCTATTGCCGGCTATGGTCGCAACGGCGACACCATGCTGGCCCACATTACGCCTGCCGAAGCACGCATGCTTCGCCGCAAGGGCGGTAGCAAAACAATTAATCCCAAAACGGGACTGCCCGAGTTCTTTAATTTATTTAAAGAAATTGGCAACGCATTTAAATCTATTGGCAATGCCGTCAAGAAGTTTGCAAGCAGCACCGTGGGCCGTATTGTTACAACCGTGGCCCTTGGCTTCTTCTTAGGCCCTGCTGCTGCTAGTTTCATGGGTGCAACATCCACCGCAGCCGTAGCCGCGGTCAGCGGTTTTGTAGGCTCGGCAGGTTCTACTTTGTTAGGTGGTGGAAACATTGGCCAAGCTTTAAAAGCTGGTGCAATGGGTGGTTTGACTGCTGGCATTGGCGCGGGAGTCATGGGCGGTGCTGATGCTTTTGCGGCAGGTAGTTATACAGGCCCAACCACTATTGGTGGTCAATTTGACAGGTTTACACAGGCTATTTCACCAACATCCGCGGCACCTGCTGCACCTACAGATGTTTTGCGGGATAACGTTACAACAAGCACGGCCCGCGATGCTTACAGTACTGAGTTGGCCAAGGCCAATCCTGAAGTATTTAACAACCCCAATGCAGCGCCAACATCTGCTGCTGAATCGCCATTTGCAGCTAAAAAGATAACTTTGGGCGGTGGCCCGGCCGAACAAATTACCATGCCTAACGGCGCGGTGGTAACACAGAATGCTGCAAACCCTTTTGCACCTACATCCACAAACTATGGCGCATTTGGTGAAGCGCCTCTTAATGCAAGTGCACAAACGGCTGTTGCTGGGAATGCAGTTGCTCCCCCAATTAACACGCAAGCGGCTGCATTACCCACTGCTGCGACAGGGAATGTAATTGCTCCTGCTATTGGTAATCCAGTGGATGCAACACAGTTCCCCGGCTCATTTGATAAGACTGGAATCATGTCTAATCAGCAGCCCGGCTTTTTTGACAGCGCTAAAGATTTTTATAACAGGAACATTTCTCCTTCTGGCATTCAGCAGCAGGGGGTAGGAAAAGCGCTAGAAACTGTTAAAACACAATTTCCCGGTGTCACAACAGAGCAGATCATGAATGCGCCTGCTACTTCGGTGCTAGGAAAAGCATACGCTACAGCAATGCCCGGCATTTTGTCTACCTACGGCCCTGCTACAGCCTTGGGTATTGGTGCTATTGGTGCCTTTGGTGGATTTACACCTAAGAGTTTGCCAATATCACCTTTCCAGAATATGTTGACTGGGGGCCCCGGATCAGCGCGTGATTTGATGAGCAAGAATCCCAGCCGCTACTACGTTCAAAATCTGCCCGGTGTTAATTACTATGATGGTTCTGTGATTAAACCAACGCTCATGGCCGAAGGTGGCCTTGCGGAGATTGCTAAGATGGGCCGGGACGGCGATACCATGTTGGCGCACATTAATCCTGCAGAAGCTCAGATGTTAAAACGCATGGGCGGCCGTGGCACAATTAATCCTAGAACAGGGTTGCCGGAGTTTGCAGTAGAGGAGGACATTACTCTTGGTCGCATGAATAATCGTGGAGCAATTGAAACGGAATATGATTTTGGTGATGATTTTGGCGGTGGCGTTGGTGATTTTTTTGATTACAACCGGGAGGGGGCTACTCCCGACGGTCTTTATATTGATCCTAATACAGGGTTAGTTGCTGATGGAAATAATTCATTAACATCAGATCTTGGTGAGATTGTTATCGTAGGTGATCGTCCTAAGACAACCCCATACGATTTTCTTCTTGGCAGTGGATTACCTGCTGGTGGAATTGGTTCATTAAGAACAGATGGTGGTTCAACAACAGATCTTGGTGAGATTGTTATTGTAGGTCAGCGTCCGACTCCAACTCCGACGGTTTCAACAACAGATCTTGGTGAGATTGTTATTGTAGATCAGCGTCCGACTCCAACTCCGACGGTTTCAATTACAGATCTTGGTGAGATTGTTATTGTAGGTCAGCGTCCGACTCC